TCAGGCCAGGCCGTCGCCGAGGTCCAGTTTACCCTGGTCGCGGTCGAACTTCCGGTCCTGGGTCCGCTTCAGCAGCTTATATATAGAGCTGGGCGTCAGATTGTACTTCCGGGCAAGCGCGTGGTGGTTGCGGCCGTTGAACTCGCCCAGGATCTGCAAGTCGCGTTTCGTGAGACGGTGGTGATAGTCGGAGGGGATGTAGAGCGTTGCTCCCCGCCACTGGTTCGCCAGATGATCGGCCACCGCGCTACCGGCCTGTTCGGCCAAGGCAGCATCGATACCATGCTCTGACAGCACCGTTGCCGTGTGCGCCGCGATGTCGTCCAGCAGCTCGTGGCGAGTCTCAGCCAGAATGGAACCCTGTTTCATGCGTCCCCCTTCAGCGCCTCGATTTGGCGCTCTCCATCCTCTTTAGAAATCAGGCCGAGCAGCATGTCAGAGCGGATTCGTCCGACCTGGTCCTGGTAGATCCCTTGCGGGGTAAGGCCACCGCCTCGTACCTTCCGCGGCAGCTCCGCCTGAACCTGGGCGGGATCGCTGGCTAGGCCCCAAACCACCGCGCGGAGATAGTTGTGGTTCTCCAGCGGCAGCTGGAGCCGCTCGCGCTGCACCAGCATCTGCTCGATCCCTGCCACCCACAGCCGCGGCGGGGCCGGTTTGAACTCCGCCGTGCGTGCGTCCCGCTGGACCTGGCCTGCATCTACCAGTTGGACCAGGTCTGCCACCAAGCGGATCGCTTTGGTGGTGCGCAGCCCGCGGCTACGCGGGCTGAACAAGCGGAGGTAGCCCAGTACGGCACGCCCCAGTTTCGGGTCCATGCCGGCGAACAACGCTGCCAGCTGCTTTCCGTCTGCATCAGCGAAGCCCGCCTCGAACGGGAACTGCTCGCCGCAGCACGGGCATTGCAGCTCCATCAGCTGCCCTCCTTGGCTGTAACAGCAGCATTCAGGGCATCCACCAGAGCCTTGAGGATTGGACGCTGCCGCTGCCAGCCTTTCGGCAGCTGATCCAATCCGGCGGCCTGTTCTGGATGCTCGATGCCGAGGCACTGGCAGAGGCGATCCACTTCGGCCAGCAGGTGTCGCTTCTCTTGCTCGACGTGAAGCGCGGCCAGGACTGCTTTGACCTGGTCAGGCTTTTTGGCCAGCCAGGCAACCTTTGCAACGCCGAACATCTGCTTGGCGATCTTGTCCGCGTAGCTCCAGGGGAGCCGCATTTCGGTCAGCTGGGCTTCGATGACCTCGATCTCGGCCGGGAGCTTGCTGAAGTTGTGCGGCTTCCCAGCGGCGCGCTTGCTGGGCTGAGGTTTCCAGCCCAGGCGCTTGAACTCCTCCAGGAGCTTTTCTGCCGGGCGCGGGCTCAGGTCCTTCGAGGAGGCCTTGCCGAACATGCCTTGGAGCTTCTGGCGGTAGACGTCCTCGGCCAGGCCGAGCTGCTGGCGCGCAATATGGATCTTGCTGAGCAGTGCTTTTGCCAGGGCCATTACTTGGCCTCCTGGCCGATCTGAAGGAACTTGCTGCCGTTCGCGTCGAGCAGCTCCATTGCCTTCACCTCGACCTTGGCCGACTCGATGATCACCGAGCCGACCTGAGCGATTGCCTTGGCGCGCTCAATATCCAGGGGCTCATCCTTGTCCAGAAGTCCTTCCAGGGTTGCGAAAAGGTGGTTCCGCAGATCCTCAACTTTGTTTTTCATGCTCGATCTCCCGAATGGTGCGTTTGAGCTTGCCGACCGCGCGGATGGCGTCTTTCAGCTCTGGCGGGTAGCGATGAATGGTGTTGCGCCGCATGCGCTCGGCGCGGGTGATCAATTCCAGGTTGTCCAGGACGATGTTCAGCTTGTTGCCGTCTCGGAAGCACAGGCAGTGCCCGGTAGGCACTGGGCCGTTGTGCTCTTCCCACAGCAGGGTATGAACTGCTACCCAGTCCCGAGGCGGATAGCCGGTATCGGTGACCTTGCGCTGCAGGTATCCGTCCTGGCTGACCCTATGGCTGCCCACCGGCATCCAGTTACCTGGCTTACTTCCCGGTCGGAACTGGGTTTCAGCCGAACGTCCGGTCGAAGGCAGCCCTTTGCGCCCCTTGTTCCAAGGTTCATGGCCCTCGGTGAATCGGAATGCGACACCCTCAGAACCATCCAGACGGCGAGACTCCTGGCTCTTCAGGAACTCAGCAGACTTGCTGAGGCCGAGCTGCTGGGCCTTTTTGTAGATGGTCTGGATGGGGCGCCCGATGTCAGCAGCAATGCGCTCTGTTGGCTCATCTGCATAGCGCAGGCGCAGCTGCTCGATCTCGCCCTGACTCCATGGCCTGCGGTTCCGGCACGCCAAGCGGTGGCGGAGGCGCTTCTCCGCCCTTGCAAGTGCGTCTTGGGCGAGCGGGCTGAGGGCTGCTGCCATATTCAGTCCTCCTCGGCCGGCTCGTTGCGAGTGATCTGCAGCGGGAACGAGCCGAACCACTGCTGAGCGATCACCAGCCCGGCGCGGAAGCCCTTAAGCTTCTCGCCAGTCAGGATGATGGGATCGTCCTCGCCAAGGCGGATCTCGGCGTCCTTGGGCATGCCGAGCACCTTCTCGATGTTTCCCATCTTGTTCTGATGCCAGGTGATGAGAAGTTCGGCAACGCGCTTCAGCTCGGTATTAGAGAAGAAGTCCTCAAGCATGTCGCGCAGCTCGGCCTTGGCCTCCTCCGCATTCTCCAGCGCGTTACCGTTGTCGAACGGCCCATCGACCAGCGCCCAAGCACTCGCGAAGACCTGGGCTTGATCCATCACGGCGTCGATGCTGATAGTGGTTTCTTCGGACATCTCACACCCCCGCCAGGTCAAGGTTGATCGCTTCGTACTGGTCGGAGTCGCCCACTCGCTCATACAGGCGGATGTAACTGCGGCTGCCATTGACCTGGATCGCATCGCCGATCGCCTTCATGGCGCGCTTCCAGCGAGGATCATCGATGTTGTGCCGGCGCAGGCCGAGGATGCGGGAAGTCCGCAGCTTTCCGGAGCGGTCCGCTAGGAAGGCGTCATTGATGAGCACTTTGGCGCCTGGGTGGGCATTCTCCGTCCATTCCCTCGCGCACTCGTCGAGCAACGCCTTTGCCGCCTGCAGATGCTCGTTGAACTCGATCAGGTCCTGGATCGTGCGCAACAGCTTGTAGCGACCATCGAAGCTGGTCAGAGTCAGGTTGCCCTTCTGGCCACGGAACTTGACGCCATACTGCTCGGCGCTGATCTGTTCCAAGGCCTCGATCTCGCCGAAGGTTTCGTGCTTGAACGCGGCCAGCTGCTCGCTGAGCAACTTCGCTTTTTCGACGGCAACCAGCACCACCTTGTCGCGAAGGAGGTCGCTGGGCTTGATAGCCGCCTCCGGAACCAGGCGGTTGAGCGCGTCTTTGCGGTAGCCAGCGGGGATTTCGGTGGCGGCGGTTTGGTTCTCAGTCATGGCTCGGCTCCAGGAGTTCACGTTCAATGGCGCGGTCGATCACACCGATCGCCGCCAGGATGAGCGCGCCGGCCTTCACCAGGTTCTTGCGCGCGTCGAGGCTGGGCTTCCACCAGCTGGGGTCACAGGGCCAGAGCTCAGGCACGATCTGGCTGATCTCAGGGAGGCGGTCAGGATCGCGCAGCTGGCAGAAGGCCTCTTCCGCATAACAGGCGGCGGCGATCGCCAGCTCACCCCTGTGGCGCTCGTCGTCATGCTCCAGGGAGAAACCTTCGATGTGGATCTGGCGCCGCCGCTCGGCAAGTACGTCGGCGCCGGCGGCCGAGTACTGCTCGGCCGGGGCGATTTGAGCGAGGGCATCGACGATCTTGGTGCTGAGTTCCTGACCGGGGCCGCTGGAAGCCCGGCCCACGTAAGGCTGGGCCTGGCGCAGTAGGTCGATCAGGAGCACGTTGGCGATGGGGGCGTTCATCAATGCACCTTCCTTGCGGCCTTCGCCGCGCGTTGCTCCTGCAGGTACGCGGCCATCGGCTTCATATCTGCATGCAGCTTCGAGAAGTTCTCGGCGATGAAGGAGTCGAGGAGCTTGACCAGCATGCCGTCCAGCTTGTGGCAGCCGATCTTCAGCTCGATGAGCTGCTGGTCCTTCGCAAAGGCTTCCTGCAGGAGATCCTTCAGGGCCGCGCGGCATTCCTGCTCGCTCATGGCGTCGACGTTCATCATCGGGGTGTAGGCGTGGGTGATGAGGTCGGTCATAGCTCCCGCCTCCACTCGATCAAGCAGCCCAGCAGGTAGGCGGTGCATTCCTGGATGGTGGGCTCCTCCAGCAGATCGAGCCGGAAGCGACCAACACGCACCAGGAGCAGCGGCCCGCCTTCGCGGATCACGCGCAGGCGCGGTGGGCCGTCGCCGTCCAGGTCGCACCACATCACGCGGGCGCCGCGCTCGCGCAGTGCGCGCGACACCTGGTTGACCAGGGCCAGCTTCAACTTGAGGCACGGGGTCAGGTAGACCAGCGGGCGCTGAGAAGGCATCACGGCCAGGGCTCGGGAGTTCGACATCACACCACCTCCCGAACTACGTCCGCGGTCACGCGCTCCTCACCGATCTGCACGGCGAGGTTCATGGCGGCCTTGGTGAGGTTGGCGATGGCCAGCGGATAGAGCTGGCTCGTCTTGTCCTTGCCGCTGGTGCTCAGGCGTTCGATCAGGGCCTGCACGGCGCCGGCCTCCATCACATCGTCCAGACTCTTGTCCACGCGGCTCAGGCGGTGGGTCAGATGCGCTTCCACCAGGTTCACCGGGAGTGGCTGCAGCCGGGTGATTTCAATGCGCTGAGTCACCTCGCGCACTTCGGCGTTGCGCGGCGAGAGCTTCACCGCCAGTTCGGGCTGGCCGATCAGAATGATGGAAAGCAGCTTGGTGAAGCCGTCCTCCAGTTCGCGGTACCGCTTCAAGTGCTTCAGCAGCGGGATCGAGAGGCTGTGGGCTTCTTCAATGATCAGCAGGTGGCGCTGGCCTGCAGAGTTGCTGGCCTTCAGTGCGTTTTCGACCTGATCGAACCGGTCCTGCGGGCTGGACTTGGGCTTCTCCAGCGGCGCGATCGCCTTCATGATCGCCTCGGCGATGTGCAGGGACTTCATGGTCTTGCCCTTCACATCGTTGTCTTCAGAGCCCAGGACGTGCGGCTTGATGACGATGATGGTCGAGCCTTCGCGCGCAAGGCGCAGCTCCAGATCCTTGCGCAGGCCCGATTTCCCGGAGCCCGACTCGCCGATCACGGCGAGGAAGCCATCGTTCTTGGCGACCTGGTACATCGACTCACGGACGTAGAGCATGTCCTTGGTGACGTACATGTCGTCGGCCGAGCGCAGCTCGTCGAAGGGGTCGATGAACAGTCCGAATGCTTGCTTGGTCGCTGGCAGCAGGGGCTGTTTCGGCATTAGCATGGGTTGGCACTCCTCGTTTTCCTGGTCGATTTCGGGGGCTGCAGGGGCCTCGGCGTTGGCGCGCCGGGGCTCCATCTCTTCTTCCAGCGCAGCGATGTCGCCATCGTTCGCGCCGTTCTCGTAAAGGAAGTCCGCGATGCGCCCAAACAGGCGCGTCTTGTCGATGGACTTCGGCCATTGGCCGTGGTTGATGATTTGCGCGATGGTCGCCGGGGAAACCTCCACGGCGCGGGCAAGGTCGCGTTGAGCTTTCTTGACGGTGCTGAGTACTTCCTTCAGGTGCTGCATCAGTGAGTCCCTCCCACGATGCGCAGGCCGGGACGAACCGGGGCCTGCAGCTGCTGGACGATGGCGTCGAGTTCGCTGTCCAGGACGCCACTCGGGTAGTTGGACTTGAGCCAGGACAGCGACTCAGCGGTCCAGTCGGCGCCCATGCGCGCGCGCAGGGCCTTGGCGGCGGCTGCGTGGCTCATGCGCTTGATCTCAACGGTGGCCACCGTCACGGTGGTCTCCACCTCGGTGCCGCGCTTCGGCAGGTAGGCCGGCAGCGAGGTATCGGTCAGGTGCTTGTGCGGATCGATCGCGCCGGCGAACGGCACGGCCTTGGCCTTCCTGGCCTTCTCGGCGTCTTCCTGGGTGTCAGTGCCGGTAGCGATCTGCTCGAGCACCTTGCGTGCGACCTGGGCCGGGGTTTCGGCGTGGCGCTTGTACTCCTCCCCGAGCACGGCCGAGGTGTCGCGGAAGCCGAACTGGTCGACCCCGATGCGCTCGACCACAAACAGCACCTGGTGACCGCTTTCGTCGTGGCGGATGACCTGGGCGCTCTCTGCATCGCGCCAGGGATTGCGGGTCATCAGCACCTTCTCGCCGACCATCACGCCCGGAACACTGCTGACGTCGTACTCCGCGCTGTTGAAGGACACCTGCAGCAGCGGGCTGACAACGCGGCTCTGCGGCGCGCTGGTGGCCATCTCCCGGCAGATCTCGGCGGGCGGCGCGATGCGCAGCTGCTGCGGGGTGATCAGCATCCAGACGCCATACCGGGTGCGGCGATGGCGGGTGTGGATCTCGGTCGCGTTGTAGGCGCGCATCCACTCACCTACGCGGGCGTTGATGTGCTCCAGGGACTCGGCCTTCTCCAGCTTCAGGCCCGACTCGAACTCCTTCTCGACGATGTTGTGGGCCTGCTCTACCTGACCTTTGGCACGAGCATTGCCGACTTCGTTGATGATCAGCTCGATGCCCAGGGCCTGGCACAGGTTGCGGAACATCGCCGACTTCATGGCCGCACCGGGGTCGGTCATCAGCATGAACGGCACGCCGTGGAACGGGTCTTGCTCGCCGCGCTTCTGCATGGCGCAGATCAGGACGTGGCAGATGTTCTCGGCCGATTCGGCGCCCAGCACGTACTGCACGTAGATGGTGCCGCTGGTGTGGTCGGTGATGACGTAGCGCCAGAGGCGCTTGCGCTCGATCTTCTTCAGGTTCTCCGGCTTGCCGTCGTAGTACTCGGCATGGCTCATGGTCTTGGCGCCGTCGTCATCCAGGTAGAACTGGGTGGAGATCGAGGCGTCGATCTGCCAGACGTGGTTCGGGTGCTTGCTCGCCAGGCTAATGGCCGGCGCCGGCGCCAGGAGCTGCGACGGGTGCAGGTTGTTCTGGTAGAGAGCGCGGGTGATTGCGCTCTCCGACATCGGGCGCAGCTCGCCGGTCGGCTTGTGGACCGACTCGGCGCGGATCAGGCCGTTGCTGCGCAGGCGAGCCACGGCCAGCTTGATCGACGACAGCTGCTTGTTGTTGGCGCGGATGCTCTCCACCAGGAGAGCGGAGATCAGCTGCAGCTCGTACAGCGGGATGGCCGTAGAGCCCGCGTCGGAGCGGCGTTTGCGGGGCTTGTCCTTCATGGTCAAGGACTCCAGTTTTCGGTACAGGGTGGCCATGGACATGCCCAGGCGCGCGGCGGCAGCCTTATAGATTGCGGTGCGGCCACCGGCGCCGGACTCCAGCGCCTGCTGGTGTGCGGCCAGGATCTCCTGGGCATGGATGGGGTTCATGGGTTAGCCCTCGGCCAAGTTGTCGAGGCCCATCAGCGACTGCCAGGTGGGCAGTTCGTCGGGGTGCAGCTCAGGGAGGCGGAACTCGCTGCGGATGGCCATCAGCGTCACCTCCAGGTTGCGCACCAGCGAAGCCTGGAAGGCGCGATGATCCTGGCCAGTGCGCCCGCCCAGCTCGCCCAGATCGGTGAAGGCCTGGCGCAAGGTGCCCTGCAGGAGCCCCTCGACCTTGTAGGCCTCGGCGACGACCTCCTGGCGCAGTTGGACCGCTTCCTCTTCGGGCTGCAGGACAATGACCTTGGGCTTCTTCGCCAGGGCGGTTTCCAGGCTGGTGATCCTGGCGCTCTTGTCGGCCAGCACGCGGTCCTTTGCCTCCACCGATTCGCGGGTGTCGCGCAGGGCCTTGCGCAGCTCCTTCACGCTCATCGTGGAGATGTCGTCGAGGGTCAGCTCGCCGGTCTGTCCGGTCAGCTCCAGCTCCTCCAGCTGTTCATCATCCAAGACCAGCATCTCGAACAGCTTGGTCTGGCTGTCGATGGCCGCGAGCAGCGGTTGGCCCTTGCCGTTGGCGAACTTCGCTGCCGCTGCCATAAATTTCTGAGCAACGCGAGTCTCAAGGCCAAGGGACTCAAGGCGTGGGATGAACTGGCCGTGACCACATGCGGCCTTGAGCACCTGCAGACCACGCCCTACCTCCAGACATGCCTCGACGCTGCGGCGCATGTTGGCGGCGATGTCACGCTGGATTAGGTCGGGGTCGGTGCAATCAGCCGGCAACTGATAGCCCAGCTGGATGGCGATCGCGCGGACAGTCGCCTCTTGTTCGTTGGTCAGTCGCGCGACCTGGTGCTGTTGCTCCAGGAGCGCGTGTTGGTCGAGATTGTCCGGCTCAGCCGGTTCGGTGGTGGTGCGGGATTGACGAGCCATTACACGGTCCTCCATGAGGTGAATGTGGCGTTGTTCATCGAGACTCCTCAGGGTCAGGTGCGGGCGCTGATGCGGGCGCCCAGTTCTTGAATGCGGGCAGCGCCGCGGTTGAGTTCGTCTGCCGTGGCCATGGCGTACTGCAGGAAGGCCACGCTCGGGGCGAAGCGGCCGGTGTCTTCGTACCGGGTTGCCCATCCCTCTGCGATCAAGATGTCCATGTAGCGGGTGATGTTGGCTGGGCTCTCGCCCAGTGCCTGGGCCAGCTCGGTATTGGAAAGGCCGCTCAGGGTGTGGCCGCGCAGGGCCTTGAGTACCCGGAGCACACGTCCAGCGCTGCTGGTGGGGCGGTTGGCAGCGCTCATACGGCGCACGCTGCCTGGGCGCGGCGCCACAGGTCCGTCCCTTCCCAGCAGCCGGCGAACCAGGCGTCCGCCTGGGCGGTACCGATGCGATAGGGGCAATCAGCCTTTGGGGTCTCGCCAGCGTGATAACGGAGGCAGTACAGGGCTCCGGCCTTGTATTCGGGGCTGCGCGGATTGCCGACAGCGAAACGCTCGTCATGAATGCGCTGGGCTTCACTCATGGTCTGTGCTCCCAAGGTCAAGTTGCGGGTGGTCGTGCTGCTGGACGTTGCCGTGGTGCCAGGCCAGGGACTCCAAGCCGGCACGGATGGCGTCCAGCGTTTGCTGGGTGTTCTGGCGACCGGCATAGAAGGCCATCAGGGCCCCAGCTGCCTCATGCAGGACCTGCTGGAGTCGCTGCATGTCTTCAGCCGAGCTGGAGCGGCCGGTTGGGATGTCCACCAGCAGCTTGCCGTGGGCGGCCGCCAGGTAGCGTGTGATCAGCGGGTAGCCGCAGGCATGCTCCAAGGGCAGGATCAGGCTCAGCGGCAGTCGGCCATCGGCCTGCCACTTGTAAAGGCTCGAACCGTTGTTCAGCGCCAGGTAATCGAAGGACAGACGGTCCGTGCTGCGATTTCGCTGATCGCGCGCCGCCTCAACGCAGCCACGAATGGATTCCACTGGCGAACGTGGCACCCAGGTTTTCCAGTTACGACGGCTCATCGGATGGCGCTCCCGACGGACCCCTGGCGGGTATCCGAAAAAAATCCCGATCCATCAGTTGGCAGCAGAGGCACCTGTCGGCCAGCATTTCGAGCAAATCTCACTGACACGAGGAGTCACCCGATGGACGCTGATGAAGTTCGCTTGCTGCAGATCGAGGGGCAGATACATGCCCTTGCTCGTGCATGGCTTTATTTGGCTGCAAACGCAGAGATGCAGGGCCTTCTAGATCATGAGGCGCTGGATCGGTCGATGCTGGCGACGAACTGGCAGGGAGCTCCGTTTGAGCCTCATGCACACCGGACAATGCAGCACCTGGTTGATGAGATGGCTGATGCAAGGGCAAGCAGAGAGCGTGTTGCACGCTACCGAGAAACTGGGCTTGATGAGTAAACCCGTGCTCGTTATGCCTGGGCGTTCTCGAAGCGCCGATCATGCGGCCAGCCGCAATCAACATCAGGCGATCGACCAGAGTTTCGACACCTGGGGTCGCCGGGGTGCGATCAAGCAGGAGCTGAACCTGCACCTGGGAATCCGCGAGGTGCCACGCGATGTCGCAGGCATCGCCAGGAGCACAAGCGATCAGTGCGTCGAGGGCAGCCCGCCAGGCGTCCATTGGGTGCGGGATGAGGTCAATGTGTTCGATGTTCAGTGACATGGCGGAGCCCTCATAGACCTTGGTGGTCAGATAGGTGGTGCCATGGCTGCTCCGTGGTACATTGGCGCACCACTGCGCTAGCCGTTTGCCATCAGCATTACGTTGCTGCAGGCGGTGATTGGTGATTCCAGGCATGGCGGAACAGCTCAAGCAGCTGCGGCCACTTGCTTCAGCCCAAGCGCCACGGCAATGTCATGGGCTTGGCCATAGCGGCCTTTGGAAAAGCCGTTGAGCACCTGGTAAACGGCGTTCGGTGGGAAGTTGTTGTCCAAGGCCCATTGGGTCACGGTGAGGCCCGCATCGCGGAAGTGCTTCTTCACCTGCTCGGCAGTCTTGGGTTTTTGCTGGGTTGCCATGGCGGTGGCTCCTCGGCGAATGTTTGAAGATCGTTAAAGATGTTTGGTGTTTGTAGGGTCGATGATGGTCCCAAAAATGGGACCCGTCAAGCGATAAGGGGACAAATTTGTCCATAGGAATGCGGATCAAAGAGGAACGCGAACGGCTGGGTTTCAACCAGACGCAATTCGCGGAGTTGGTTGACGCCTCGAAGAAAACGCAGATTCGCTGGGAGCAGGAGGGTGGCGCCTATCCTGACGCCGAGGCCCTGGCTGTCTGGGCATCTGCAGGGGCTGATGTGCTCTACGTGCTTACTGGGGTTCGCTCAAATGCGGCGTTAACGACGCATTTGCCTAGTCGTGAAATCGATGTGCAGCGTCTGGCGCGCATCGTGGAAATGCTTGAGGCCTTTGCTGGCAGTGCTGGTAAGCGCTGGCCAAGCGGCCAGCTCCTGGCGGTTGCGGCAGAGGTCTACAACGTCCTGGTGGACGATCCCGCCTTGGATGAGCCCAAGGTAGAAAGGATTTTGAAGTTGGTGGTGAATCGCTGAAGTCGTAGGAAAGGAGTAGTCATGCAGAGCGAGGATGATCGCCTGGCCAAGTTGGCCGAAAAGCTTCACGGAGTCCGTGACAATCTTCCAAGCGCCACGCCCGAAGAGCACAGTGCCGCCCGGTCTGATGTTCGAGTGAAGAACAATAGCGGCAACGTCAACTTCGGTACGCAGTTCAACATCGGTAATACGCTGTCATCGGAGCCAATTGCGTTCTCGCAACGGAGAAACCTGAACGACCGGGTGAAGGAGATTGCGGAGGGCTACGGTCTAGACCCTCGCGTTATCTGGCGTGAGGTGATCCATACCCGATTCGGTGTTAGCAGCGTGGGAGAGATCTCTAAGGCACAGTTCATAGAGGCGGCCCAGGCTCTCGATGTATACGAGGCGCTGGTCAAGGCTCAGCTGGCGGAGAGCAAAGAACAGAGCCATGTAAAGCGGTTGGTAGCTGAGGCACTGCAGCTTGCACATAGCGCGGATGTCTATCAGGCGATGACCAGGTTCTGCTCGCGAGAGTTCGGAGAGACTGCCCTCAACAACCTGAACCCCGATCAGTTGAAGCAGGTGCTCAAGTTCTTGGACGGCGCCACCGTTGTGAAAGATGAGCCAGTCAAAGAGCCTTTGGTGGAAGCCTCAGCTGCTTCCGCACCCGCACCTGCTGTCACATCGCAGGGAAGTTTTTTCATCGAGGCCAAAGGCTTTTTCCTGCGCTACCCGTTGCAGTGTGGGTCAATTGCCTTTGCATTGATGATTTTGGGAAAGATCGTCTGACACAACCCTCGCCAAGGAGGCACGGCGTATGAATCAGGCAATAAGACGGATGCCGGCATGGGTGCTGGTAGGAGTTCTTGCGGCTGGACTCGCTGGCTGCGCATCAACCACCATCGGCAAGCCATTCCCGGCCAATAACGTGGCTCAGCTGCAGCTTGGTGTTTCGACTACAGCGGATGCACGGCGCCTTCTGGGTGCCCCCTACCAAGTGGTAACCAATAGCTCAGGCGAGCAACTGCTCATATGGCAGTACATCAGATCAGATGCTACCAGCGGCTTCGCCTCGGTGGATGTGCAGACCAGTCAGCAAGGTGCGGCGCTCGTCTTTAGTCCTGATGGGCGCCTTCTACGCGCCGAGAAACTGATCAATGCACCCGCGCCTGCGGGGAGACCTGTTGCAGCGGCAGCAGCGACATCTACTGCAAGTCCATCAGTTCAAGAGCAGCTCGACGAGTTGAATAGGCAACAGATTCCGTACGACGAGTACCAGCGGCGGTACCGAGAGATTACTGGGCAGTAGCCCCTTTTCCAGAGGACTTAGAATGGCTATATGCCCGTATTCAGTTGTAGAGGCGCGCTGGTGGCAAGTTGGGAATCACAGCGTGCGTCCGCTCTTCGAGGCTCTTTCGGGGATTCACTACGACAATCCCAGCGCTCATTTTTACGACATGTTCAGCGAAAAGAAGTCTCTGGATGCGGTTCTGGATGCTCGGTGTATGGATCAGCAGACAGAAGTGATCTACTTGGCCGCACACGGCGATGCGACGCGGATTGGCGGAGCGCCCGGCCACGACCTTAGCCGAACTGAACTCCGAAATATCATCGAAAGGCGAAATATTACGTTGCAGCTGAAAGGGCTGTACTTGGGCACCTGCCTCACTGGAAACAAAGACATGGGCAAGTTCTTCTTGGAGTACGCGCCGACAAATCTCGAATGGCTTGCGGGATACGGTGAGTCTGTTGACTGGGTCGATGGTAGTGCAATCGACATGGTTTTTTTCTCCAAGCTGACTGAGGAATACTTGAAGAACGCCAAGAGGAAAAAGGGGAAGAAATCAGCAAGAACTATGGCTCACCTCGCTGCGGGAGAGCTGCTAAAGCTCATTCCCGGCGCTCATGCCAAATATGGATTCAACCTCTTCATGCATGAGAACAGAAAACTCACCAGCATCTTCTGACGGGCCATTACCTGTTGTAGTCCAGCCTCGCATTTTCGCCCCTTCCAAAATACATTCCGCTCTCCCGTGGGGATGATCGTCCTGCCTGCTTCTGCAGGAAGGACCTTCACCCAGGCCAAGGATGGCCGCCCATGCGGAGAGCATCATGCACCGATCCCGCCGTAAGCCTTTCTACCGTCGTGGCCCGCGCCAGACGGTGATGGCCCTCGTCACCCTCTGCCTGTTCCTCGCCCTCGCGGCCATCCGCCCGGAGCAGCTCCAGGTCGTCCTGTACAAGACTGGCCTGGTCACCCTGGCCATCGTGATCAGCTACTGGGCCGATCGTAGCCTCTTCCCGGTTGAAGCCCGCCCGCATGAGTGCATCGGCGGCATGCACATCGTGGGAGCCTGGATTCGTCGTGCGCTCATCGCCGTGGCTGTTGTCCTCGGCATGACGCTGGGGCTCTGACCATGCGTGTCCTGATCATCGGAAGCGCAATGGCGCTGGCTCTGCTGAGTCTGTCCGGCTTCGCGGCTGACACCATTCCGGTCCAGGCGGAGCAGTACCACCGCACACTGGTTCGTGCTGCACACGCCGAGTGGGGCCTGGATGCGCCGGTCGCCACCTTCGCCGCTCAGATCCACCAGGAGAGCCGCTGGCGCGCTGATGCCCGCTCGCCCGTTGGTGCAGAGGGGCTGGCTCAGTTCATGCCGGGCACTGCGGAATGGGTTTCGGGCCTGTACCCCGCGGCCTTGGGTGCCAGCCAGCCATACAACCCTGGCTGGGCTCTGCGCGCCCTGGTGACCTATGACCGCTACCTCTACGCCCGTAACCAGGCCATCAGCGAATGCCATCGCTGGGGGTTCGTCTTGGCCGCTTACAACGGTGGCCAGGGGTGGGTTAACCGCGATCGCAGACTGGCATCGGCATCCGGCGCCGATCAGCTGGCCTGGTTCGATTCCGTCGAGCGCTTCAACGCGGGGCGCTCGACTGCGAATTTCCGCGAGAACCGCAATTACCCCCGACTGATCCTGCTGCGCTACGAACGCCTCTACAGCGAATGGGGCGACGGCGTATGCGCCGAGAGGTACGTGCTATGAGCAAGACTTCGTTCGCCGAGGTGCGCGCGCTGTTCCGCATGCGCGATCCACACCGCTGGTTCTGGTTCCGGGATTGGCTAAAGGGCATCACCGGGCCAATGCTGAAGGACGCCCTGCGTATCGTCGCGCTGGCCATCGCGCTCTATGTTCTGGGGCTTACCTTCGGCAAGGGCTTGGCGACTGGCATCAGCCAGAACTTTCAGCTGAACGTGCGCCTGCAGGTGTCCGAATGAAGCGCCTGTATCTCGGTTGCCTGATGGCGCATGCGTTCTCTTCGCTGGCCCTGGTCGCGGCCAGCGCCAACTTCCTCACCGCGAAAGAGCTGTACTGCTCGCCGGTGCCGCGTGATCGGCACGGCAAGACCGGGGTGGCCAAAGCGAAGCGCAAAGCCCGCCAACACAAGCGCCGGAGAGCCCACCATGGCCGTGCCTAACTGGCTGCGCATGGCCGCGCCTGTCCTGGTCCTCGGTGTCTTCGTGGCCACCGTCATTTTGAATGGCCAGGCGCGCTACGACGACGGCTTCGAGAAGGCCCAGGCCGAGGGCGACAAGGCGCTGGCCGAGCTGCGTGAGAAGCACGCCAGCGAACGCGCCCAGGTCGCCCAGGACAACCTGGTGCAGTACACACAGCAGGTCACCCGTGCGAATCAAGCCGAGGAGCGCCTCGTCGGCGCCCAGGACCAGATCGCAACCCTTCAGCATCAGCTCTCGGAGCGTATTGCCCATGTATCGACTCAGTACCGGCCGGCGCCGGGCGCTACCCCTGTGCCTGCTCCTCGCTTCGTTGTCACTTGTGGCTGGCTGCGCGACTACAACCTCGCCCTCGGCGCCGATCTGCCCGCCCCAGCGGCCTGCAGAGCTGCCTCCGCTGCTGAAAAAGCGGCCTGGCCCACCCCCGGCTCTGACGCCGAGCTACTGGAAAGCGGAGTCAGCGCGGCTGACATCCTGGCCCATGCCCGCGACTACGGCGCCTGGGCTCTCACCAATCTGGCGCAGCTGACTGCGCTGCTCGACCTACACAACAAGGAACCTCGCTAATGGATTGGGACTTCGTGCTGCGTGCCGGCCAGTTCGTATTCACCGCTGCCGTGGGCATGTTTTCGGTATCGGCCGCTCGCCGCTCCAGCTCCAAGGCGGAGGCCACCAAGTTGGAGGAACGCCTCCAGGGGCAGGAAAACCGAATCCTGGTGCTCGAACAGTGCATTGAACACATGCCTGACAGTCAGCAGCTGGCCGAACTGGCCGGCGACATGAAAGCCATCAAGGCCGAGCTGGCCGGTCTGGCGAAATCTCTGGAACCTCTGACCCGGTCCGTAGACCGGGTCAACGACTACCTGCTGAACGGGAGATCTTGATGAGCAAGTACGCGGACTATCTGAGCGAAGATCGCCGCCTGGTGATCCTGCGCATCCTCACCGAGATGCCCGGCTACCGCGCCAATAGCTCGGTCCTGCACACCGTGCTGCAGGAGTGGGGCCACGAGCCTACCCGCGACCAGGTGAAGGGCGAGCTGCGTTGGCTCGAAGAACAGCGCCTGGTCCAGCTGGACGACGTCGCCGATGGCGCTGTGCTGCTGGCCAAGCTGACCGAGCGCGGCGCCGATGTGGCTGCCGGCCGGGCCCGTGTCGACGGCGTGAAGCGTCCGGGGGCCTGACCATGGGGCGCAAGTCCAGCATCGACAAGCTGTCGCCAGAGGTGCGCTCGTTCATCGAGCGGGCTCTGCGCGAGAACCGCATGACCCTGGATGAGCTGAAGCAGCAGCTGGAAGAGCGCTTCCCAGGAAAGGAAAAGCCGAGCCGCTCGGCGATCGGCCGCTATAAGGTCAGCTTCGACGAGATGACCCGGCGCCTGCGCGAACAGCAGGCGATGGCCAGCCTGCTGGTCGAAGAGTTGGGCGAGAACCCCGACGAGCGCGCGGGCGCGCTCCTGGTGCAGTCCATCACCACTCTGACCACCCATGCAGCCTTCGCCGCTCAGAACGAAGAGGACGTCGACATCGAGGACGTGCGCAAGCTCGCCCGCGCGGCCAAGGACGTGCTGCAGGCGCGCAAGGCCAGCATGGAAGAGCGCCGCCAGATCGAGCGCGAGGCCCGCGAGAAGCTGCTCCAGGAACAGGAGCAGCGCCTGGAAGAGCAGCGCGGTAGCGACGGCATGAGCGAACAGCTCGAAAATCGCATCCGCGGCATCCTGTTGGGGAAAGCCTGATATGGCCATGCGAGCGACCGCCGCCGGGATGGGCAAGGGGCTCACAGCTACCAGCGTCCCGCGGAAGATCGATCTTGCCGAAGAGATGGAGCTGCACGGCGTCGACGTCCCCCAGGACATCACCGACGCCGTGGCGGCCAACGAACCCGTGTTCTTGGGTTACCAGCGCCGTTGGTTCGAAGACGAAAGCCAGATCATGATCGGGGAGAAGTCCCGCCGAACCGGTATCACCTGGGCCGAGGCGGGGCGCAACGTGGTCAAAGCCGCCAAGCCGCGCCGTCGGGGCGGTTGCAACACCTTCTACGTAGGCAGCAAGCAGGAGATGGCGCTGGAATACATCGCCGCCTGTGCGCTGTTCGCCAAGGCCTTCAACGAACTGGCAGAGGCCGACGTCTACGAGCAGACCTTCTGGGACGAAGGCAAGAAGGAAGAAATCCTCACCTACATGATCCGCTTCCCGAAGACGGGGCGGAAAATCCAGGCGCTGAGCAGCCGGCCGAGCAACCTGCGTGGCCTGCAGGGCGACGTCGTGATCGATGAGGCAGCCTTCCACGAGTCCCTGGAGGAGCTGCTGAAGGCCGCCCTGGCACTCACCATGTGGGGCAACAAGGTCCGCCTGATCAGCACCCACAACGGCGTAGACAACCCGTTCAACCAATACATCCAGGATGCTCGCGAGGGCCGGAAGGACTACAGCGTCCACCGGATCACCCTGGACGATGCGATCGCCGAGGGCCTGTACAAGCGGATCTGCTACGTCACCGGACAGACCTGGTCGCTGGAGGCCGAGAAGAAGTGGCGCGATGGCCTGTACAAGAACGCCCCAAACATCGAGTCGGCCGAGGAAGAGTACGGCTGTGTGCCAAAGAAGTCCGGCGGCGCGTACCTGTCGCGGGTGCTCATCGAGCAGGCGATGGTCGCCGACCACTCGATCCGCATCTACCGCTACGAGGCGCCTGCAGGGTTCGAAAGCTGGACACCGGCGATGCGCGAAGCGGAGGTTCGCTCCTGGTGCGAAGAGAACCTGCTGCCAGAGTTGGCCCGCCTCAGCGACCAGAACCGCCACACCTTCGGCGAGGACTTCGCGCGCCGCGGCGACCTGACCGTCTTCACGCCCCTGGCGATCTCGCCGACCCTGCGCAAGCGCGTTCCCTTCCAGGTTGAGCTACGGAACCTCACGTACGAGGCCCAGCGCGACATCATGCGCTTCATCTGCGATCGCCTGCCGCGACTCAGCGGGCTGGCCTTCGATGCCACCGGCAACGGCGGCTACCTGGCCGAACAGGCCGCGCTGAAGTACGGCGCCGGGATGGTCGACCAGGTGCAGCTCAACCTAGCCTGGTACGCCACCTGGATGCCGAAGCTCAAGGGCGAGTTCGAGGCATTCAATCTGGAGATCCCGCGGCACCAGACCGAGCTGGACGACCTGCTCTCGATCAAGGTCGAGAAAGGCATCCCGGTCATCGATAAGGGCCGCACAAAGGACCTGGAGTCCGCCGGCGGCAAGGGCAAGCGCCACGGCGACGCCGCCATTTCCCTGGTCATGGCCGTCCGGGCCAGCTTCATGGAAGGCGGCGAGATCGACTTCCGGAGCCTGCCGCGTCACAGCCGTGGCTTCGACAACGTCCAGAACCAGGACGACGACATTGAACTACCGGAGCCCTCCGCATGGTGATGCAGACGCTACGCGCCGCTGCTGCGCGCATTCTCGGGCAGGGAGGCATCAACAAGGCCGACCTGCAGGAAGCCCAAACCTCCCACCTGACCAGCCTGCATCACGAGGTTGCGGGACATCCCTCGCGCGGCCTGACGCCTTCGAAGCTGGCCCAGATCCTCGATGCTGCCGAGCAAGGTGACATCGTCGCCCAGTACGAGCTGTTCGAGGACATGGAGGAGAAGGACGGCCATATCCACGCTGACATGTCCAAGCGCCGTCGCGCTGTCGCCCAGCTGGACTGGAACATCGTCCCGCCGGACAACGCCACGGCGAAGGAGAAAGAGGCAGCGGCCACGCTGTTCAGCCTGATGCAAGGCCTGGACGACTTCGAAGAGGTGCTCTTCGACACCACCGACGCTATCGGCAAGGCCTTCGTCTGTCAGGAGTTCGATGGCTGGGAGCGGGTCGACGGCAACTGGCTGCCCAAGGCGATCATTCACCGGCCTCAGTCCTGGTTCCAACTGCCTCGGGGCAACCGCCAGGAGATCCGCCTGCGAGGCCCGCTGGAAGGCACGCCGCTGCAACCCTTCGGCTGGATCACCCATATCCACAAGGCCAAGAGCGGCTACCTGGAGCGCGCTGCGCTGTTCCGCGTGCTGGTCTGGCCCTACCTATTCAAGAACTACAGTGTCGGCGATCTGGCCGAGTTCCTGGAGATCTACGGCATCCCCATGCGGGTGGGCAAATACCCAACCGGCGCCACCGAGAAGGAGAAGCTCACGCTGCTGCGTGCGCTTGCCGCGCTCGGCCACAACGCCGCCGGGATCATCCCGATCGGCATGGAGCTGGACTTCCTAAACGCCGCCCAGGGCGATCCGGCGGCCTTCCAGTTGATGATCGACTGGTGCGAGCGCACCCAGTCCAAGGCCATCCTGGGCGGCACCCTGACCAGCCAGGCCGACGGCAAGACCAGTACCAATGCCCTGGGCAACGTCCACAACGAGGTCCGCAAGGACCTGCGGGATGCGGACGCCAAGTTGGTGGCCAAGTCCCTCTCGCGCGACCTGGTCTACCCGATCGCCGTTCTGAATGGCCTGACGGACAACTGGGGACGCTGCCCGCGCCTGGTCTTCGACGTCCAGGAGGCCGAGGACCTGGGAGCCTACGCCACTGCGCTGCCTCCGCTGGTGGATCTCGGTTTCAGGATTCCGCGTAGCTGGGCCCAGCAGCGCCTGGCGATCCCTGAGCCCGCCGAGGGCGAGGAAGTACTTGTTGCCGCTGCCAAGCCTATGGCGCAGCCGGAGCCTGCAGGTATTCCTGCAGCAGCTCCCGGAAAGGCGGTGGCCACCGCCCAGGTCGCGCCGCCGAAGACCGCTACGGAGCAGCTGGACGACACGATGCGTCCGAGCACTGACCAATGGATCGACAAGATCCGCGCCCTGGTGCAGAACGCCACCAGCCTGGACGAGATCCGCGACGGCCTGGAACAGCTGCTACCGGACATGAGTCTGGATCAGTACGCAGACGCCATGGCGCAGGCCCTGGCCGCCGCCGCCTTGCAGGGCCGCGTCGACATCCTGCAGGAGGTGGCCGGTGGCGCTTAAAGCGACTTCGCTGCAGTTCGCCGAGCAGAACCAGTTCTTCCGGCGGAAGCTCAACCTGCCGACCAACGCCTGGACGGACATCTACACCCGCGACCATGACTATGCCTTCGTCGTCGCCGGCGCCAACCGTGATGACCTGGTGCAGGACTTCCGCCAGGCCGTCGAGAAGGCGATCGCCGACGGCACCACTCTGGAAGAGTTTCGCAAGGACTTCGACCGCATCGTCGCCAAGTACGGCTGGAGCTACCGCGGCGGCCGCAACTGGCGCAGCCGGGTGATCTACGAGACCAACATGCGCAGCAGCTATATGGCCGGCCGCCTGGAGCAGCTGATGGCCGTGCGTGAGGAGCGCCCGTACTGGCAGTACCTGCATAGCGATGCGGTCGAACACCCGCGGCCGGAGCATGAGTCCTGGAATGGGCTGATCCTGCGCTGGGACGATCCCTGGTGGCAGTACCACTTCCCGATCAACGCCTGGGGCTGCCAGTGCAGCGTCCGCGCGCTGAGCGAGGACGATCTGCGTCGCATGGGGAAGACCGGGCCGGACGAGGCGCCGCCGATCGTCTGGCAGACCCGCACGATCGGTCAGAACAGCCCGGACGGCCCGCGGGTGGTTGAAGTGCCCCAGGGTATCGACCCCGGCTTCGAGTACATGCCGGGCCAGGCCAGGCTGGAGAGCGAAGTCCCCTTTCCTCGTGGCGGCGGGCCGGAACCGGGCCTGCCGAACAACCTCCCGCCAGATCCGCTGCCGCCTGCGCGGCCGGTGCCTGCCAGCCAAGTCCTAGGCGAAGAGATCCTCGACACCGACGCCATCAAACGCTTCCTGCAGCCGCTGGGCGCCTCCCTAGACAAGCCGGCGATCTTCCAGGACGTCGTGGGTCAGCGCCTGGTCGTCGGCAAGGAGATGTTCATCAGCCCGGCCAGCGGTGAGCTGATGGTCCAGCAGCCCGGGCTGGCGAAGAAGTGGCTGTTGCTGGCCGCCGAAACGCTGCGGCGTCCGGCTGAAGTGTGGGTGCGGCTGGACTGGGTGGAATCGCTGAAGAAGGCTGTGGTCCGTCGCCGTTACCTGGCCAGCCTGCAGGTGAAAGGCGAATCGGCTCCTGTCCAGGTCGTGGTCGAGCTGGATGCCAACGGCTGGGCGGCAACTGCCACGACTGTTCAGCCAGGTCAGCAACCGCTCGCGCCATACCGCCAGGGCGTGCGTCTCTACCAGGAGAAGTGACATGACCGGCGTAACCCTCGAATACGACGTCTCACGCGTCAAGGAGGCCCTGCAGTCAGCCGCTGACCTGCTGCGGAACCCGGCCCCCATGTTTCGCGACATGGGCGAGTACATGCTGCTGGCCCTGGACGCTCGCTTCGAGAGTCAGACTGCACCGGATGGCACGCCTTGGCAGGCGCTGTCGCCGTCCTACCAGAAGCGCAAGCGAAAGAACCAGGACAAGATCCTGGTGCTCGATGGTTACCTGAAGAACACCATCCGCTACCAGGTCAGCGATAACGAGCTGGCGGTCGGTTCCAACCGTGCCTATGCGGCCATTCACCAGTTCGGCGGCGAGATCCAGATTGCATCGCGCAGCCAGCAGGCCTACTTCCACCACGACGCCAAGTCCAACGAGGTCGCCCCTCACTTCGTGAACAAGCGGAAAGCCAATTTCTCGCAATGGGTAACCCTTGGCCCGTACACCATCAAGATCCCCGCTCGCGAATGGCTGGGTACCAGCGACAAAGATGACGATGGGCTGCTCACCATCGCCCACAAGCACCTCGACAAGGCATTTTTCGGCTTAGGCTCCTGAGCGCCCCAGAAAGGCCCGTAGAGGCCTTTCTGGCTGCCGTGGTTCACGTCAGCAGCCAATCGACGCAGCGATAGCGTTTATAAATCCGCCCTGACGCTTTTCCGCTTCGAGTCGCAGACGAGATTGTCTCGATTCATCCGCTCCACCCATCCCGCGCGATTTTCGCACCTTCCAAAATACAGCCGGCCTACCAGGCGCCAGAGTGGCGCCATGAAGAAGACATCGCTCCTCGCCGCCATCGCTCTCGCCGCCTGCAGCTTCGATCTGCAGGCGCCCACTGAGGGCAACATCATCACCCTGCAGGTAACTCCTGCAGGGCAGTTCAAGCCGCGCGATGGTCGGGAAATGAAAGTCCCGGCCTGGAACATCAACACGGCACTCGCCACCGCAGTGGTCCAGCGCTTTGCCGCGAAGAAGACACCGCCGGTGGTCGACTACGAGCACCAGACCTTGTGGAAGGAAGAGAACGGCCAGCCGGCTCCCGCCGCAGGCTTCTTCCGCTCCCTGGAATGGCGTGAAGGTGAAGGCCTGTTTGCCCAGGTCGAGCTGACCGCCCGTGCCAAGCAGTACATCGCCGATGGCGAGTACCGCTACTTCAGCCCTGTCTTCATGTTCGACCCGGTCACGGGTGACGTCCTGGACGTCCAGATGGGGGCGCTCACCAACAACCCGGCGATCGACGGCATGCAAGCCCTCAGCGAGCGCGCCGCCGCCACCTTCCAACTGTCCATCGATCACCCCAACGAGGAACTGCTCGTGAACCCACTGCTGAAAGCGGTGCTTGCCGCCCTCGGCCTCGCCGAGACCACTACCGAAGAGCAGGCCGTTGCCGCGCTCACTGCTCATACCACTGACCTGGGCTCGCTGCGCAAGCAGCTGGGCCTCGAAGAAACCGCTGCCTGCAGCGCCATGCTCGCGGCCTGCACTGGCCTGAAGGCCAAGGCAGACACCGCAGTCGACCCTGCCAAGTTCGTCCCGATTTCCGTGGTCGATGGCCTGAAGAGCGACATCGCCGCCCTGACCGCTCGCCTCGGTGAGCGCGACGACAAGGACCTGGACGGCGAGATCAACGCCGCCCTGGAGGATGGCCGCCTGCACAAGAGCATGGAGCCCTGGGCGCGCGACCTGGGTAAATCCAACCGCGCCTCGCTGACTGCGTACCTGGGCGCGGCCAAGCCGATCCCCGCACTGCGTGGGTCGCAGACCAACGGCGAACCGCCGGTCCCGGATGAGAAGACCGGCCTGACGCCCGACGAACTGGCCGTGTGCTCGGCCATGAACATCAGCCATGAGGCCTTCAAGGCCGCGAAGGAGGCCTGACCATGGCCCTGACCAAGGATCGCAACACTCCGCGCCGCGACGGCAAGCAGTTCAACGACCCGGTGGCGGCGAACGCGAAGATCTTCGGAGGCAGCCTGGTCTGCCTGGACGCCTCGGGCAACGCCGTGCCTGGTGCCACTTCGACCACTCTGAAAGTTCGTGGTGTTGCCCAGGAACAGGTCGACAACACCGGCGGCGCTGCCGGCGACCAGCGTATCGAGACCCGTCGCGGCACCTTCCAGTTCGCCAATAGTGCCGCGGCGGACCAGATCGCTCGGGCCGATATCGGCGCCCAGTGCTACATCGTCGACGACCAGACGGTCGCCAAGACCTCCGCCACCAACACCCGCTCGGTTGCCGGCACTATCCGCGACGTGGATAGCGCGGGCGTCTGGGTCGAGATCTAAGGGAGCAAGACTCAGATGATCATCAACCAAGCGAACCTGCGTAACCTCTTCATCGGTTATCGCGCCGCCTTCCAGAACGCCTTCGCCGGCGTCACGCCCGACTTCGATCAGTTCGTGCTGACGGTAACGTCGCAGAACTCCGTCGAGCAGTACGGCTGGCTCGGCAACTCCACCGCCTTCCGCGAGTGGCTGGGCGATCGCGTGATCCAGAACCTGGCGCTGCACGACTACAGCATCAAGAACAAGTCCTTCGAGAACACCGTCGGCGTGCCGCGCGAGAGCATCGAGGACGACAGCTATGGCCTGTTCACGCCGCTCATGGCTCAGCTGGGTCAGGACGCGGCCATGCACCCGGCCATGCTGGTGTACGCGCTGCTCGCTGCCGGCTTCAGCCAGAAGTGTTACGACGGCCAGTACTTCTTCGATACCGATCACCCGGTGACCTCCGGTGGCGGCGAAGTGTCGGCCAGCAACTTCCAGGGCGGCACCGGCACCCCGTGGTTCCTGCTCGACACCACCAGGGTCATGAAGCCGGTGATTCTGCAGAAGCGTAAGAACTACAACTTCGTCTCGATGGACGCCGAGAAGGACGAGAACGTGTTCATGCGCAAGGAGTACGTCTATGGCGTCGATGCGCGCCTGAACGCTGGCTACGGCCTGTGGCAGCTCGCATACGCCTCCAAGGAAACCCTCGACGCCGCCGCCTTCAACGATGCCTATGCGGACATGCAGAGCATGAAGGGCGACCAGGGCAAGATCCTCGGTATCCGACCGAAGCTCCTAGTCGTACCGCCGTCTCTGCGCAGTCAGGCCCTCGAAGTGGTCAAGGCCGAGCGCAACGCGGCCGGCGCCACCAACATCAACCGCGACGTGGTGGACGTGCTCGTCACCCCGTGGCTGGCGTGACGAGGTAGCGACCATGGCGAAACGTCAAACTGCAGCTAAGGCCGCTCCTGCGGCCGCTGCGACCGCCGAAAAGCAGGGAAGCCTGCCGGCGGGTGCATCCGATGCCGCGGCAACTGCTGCGGCCCTGGAAGGTGGCGAACTGGCTGTCCAGCCGATTGCCTCGGCCGGCACGCCCGGCCTGGCGGCAGTCGACCCGGCCGCCGGTACCACTCTCGTACAACCCACCGCGAGCGAGGCGCCTGTCGCGGGCGCCGCCCCGGAGCCGGATACCACCGGGGGCACAACCGGGCAGGATGCCCACCTCATTCTCTCGACTGAGGGCGAACGCCCGGTGCCTGGCGCTGCCCAGCAGCCTGTGGCCGGTACCGGTGCATCGGAGGACGAGGAAGTCGAGGCGCTGTTCATCCGTGCGGTGCCGGAGCAGGGCTTCCGCCGCTGTGGCCACCGTTTCACCCGTGAAGGTCATGGCATTGCGGTCTCCCTGCTGAGCGATGAGCAGATCGATGCGCTCTACGCCGACCCGAACCTGGTCGTCGAGCATTGCTCGTTCCCGCTGAAGGACGTGAGCTGACCATGGACTACATCACCCTCGACCACCTCGCCGAACGTCCTGGTGCGAAGGAGCTGGCCCAGGTGGCCAGCGCCCAGCACCTGCAGATCGTCGACTTCGCGCTGATGGATGCCTCGCTGCGCGGTGGCGATCGCAGTGCCTGGACGCCCGAACAGGTGGCGGGGGCTGATCTCGTCCTGGAACGAATCACCGAAGCCATGACCGAGGCCGAGAGCATCGTGAATGGCTACCTGACCAGGCGGGGCTACAGCCTGCCGCTGAGCCCAGTACCTGGCCTGGTCACCGGCTGGGTCCGCGACATCGGTCGCTACCTGCTGCACAAGGACCGGATCTCCGACGACAAGGACGCCATCCTGCGCAACTACAAGGACGCGCTGAAGTTCCTGCAGATGGTCGTCGACGGCAGCTTCAGTCTCGGCGCCGAGGACCCTATCGCCACCGACCCCATGCTGGCTGACGTTCGCTTCGACGCGGACGAGAACGTCTTTAACCGCCAACAGCTGAGGAGCTTCCGGTGAGTAATGCACCTTTCGACCATCGCCTGGTCATCGAGCGCCTCAAGGAAGCGGTACCTACCTTGCGCGAAGTCGGCACCGCCGCCGATTTCAAAGCGGTCCAGCGTCTGCCGGACTTCCCGGCCCCGGCGGCCTATGTGCTTTTGGCTGAAGAGGCCGGTGAGCCGAAAGCGGCCGGCAACAGTACCGGAGCAGCACGTCAGCGGGTCGGTGCCATGTTCGGCGTTGTGCTGGCCGTGCGCAGCTATCGATACGACCAGTTGGCCGATGCGGCTGATGACCTGGGATCGATCCTCGACCAGGTGCGCGGCGCATTAGTGGGCTGGACTCCCAATTTGCCCATGGCCAGGGGCACCCAGTTCGTCACCGGCAAGGTGCTGGACTCCGACGACACCACGCTCCTCTGGGGCGAGATCTACTCCACCCAACACTCGATCGGGAGATCGTAATGAGTACCAAGCAAACCCCAGCGGCCAAACAGGCCGCCGCTGCTGAGGAGCAGCTGGAGACGGTCACGCTGATCGCCCCTCACACGCACGCCGACAAGGAGTGCAAGGCAGGCGACCGGATCACCGTCAACCCCGCCGAAAAAGAATGGCTGATCCGTCACGAGCGCATTGCCGCGCCGGCGGGCCAGGCCACTGCCGCCGAACCGGAAAAGGAGTAACCCCATGTCCCTGATTTCCCTTCAAGGTAAGGTTCTGCTGGCTGAGCGCACCGCCCTCGGCAAAGCGATCAAGCACACCTGGGTCGGCAACGCCCCGCAGTGCGAGCTGCAGCTCAGCACCGAAACCACCGATAAGACCGAGTCATTCAGCGGCAACCGTCTGCAGTACGGCCTGCTGCAGCGCGGTAAGAAGGCCACGCTGACCCTGAACCTGGACGAATGGCTGCTGGAGAACTTGATCCTGGGGCTGTATGCCCAGAAGCGCACCATCGCCACTGCCACCGTCACTGGGGAAGCATTGCCGACGCCCATTGCCGCTGGCGACATGATCCGTCTGGCCAAGCCTTACATCAGCGATCTGGAGCTGACCAAGTCGGCGACTCCGCTGGTGGCTGGTACCGACTACCGTATCGAATCGGCCAACGCCGGCCTGATCGAGTTCCTCACTCCGCAGGCCACCGCTGTCACGGCTGCCTACGAAAACGAGGCGGCTGTCGCGCTGACCATGTTCACCCAGCAACCGCCGGAGCGTTGGTTCGTCCTGGACGGCATCGACACCGAGACGGGCAAATCGGTGATCGTTGACCTGTTCCGCACCAAGTTCAACCCGGTCGGCACCCTCAGCCTGATTCACGACGAGTACGGCAGCCTGCCGCTGACCGGATCGGTGCTTTACGACCCGCTCAACGCCGGCGACCCGCTCCTCGGCGGTTACGGTCGCTACGTTGAGAAGCAGGCGGCCTGACCATGGCCACGAAAGTAGCGAAGAGAAAGCCCGCAGCTGACAAGGCGGCGGGTGACATGTCGGTGCTCAAGCCCGATCGCAGTACCACCATTGCAGGGCGCGCGATCGTGATGCGCGAGTACGGCTTCTTCGACTCGCTGGAGCTGCTGCCTCTGCTGGAGCCGATCCTGGTCGACCTGGAGGACCAAGCAAAAAACGGGGCGCCCTGGCCAGATTTCAACTCGGTCCCGAGCTTCCTCGGCAACCATGCCAACGTCCTGGTGCACCTGATCGCCAAATCTGCCTCGGTCGAGATGGAATGGATGCGTGGCCTGACTGCCGAGCAGGGCTATGAGTTGGTCTGGTGGTGGTGGATCGTTAACGGCCCTTTCTGCAAGCGCTGCGCCGAGAAGCGTCTGGTGACAGCGCACGTCATGGCGCAGCAGGCAAAGCGGCAAGCAGCTGGGCAGACGCCATCGACTACCTCGTCGCTGCCGGCTACGGCTCCGTAGCCGACGTTGGCGCGATGACGCGGCGCCAGATCCTGCTCCACCTGGATGCAGTCGAGCGCCGCCGCCGGCGGGAGCGAGCTGAGCGAGTGATCGACCTTAATCAAGCCTTCGCCGGCGGCAAGGACGCCACGGCCCACATCAAGAAGTTGCTCAAGTAGCGTCAGCGGCCTCCGGGCCGCTTTCTTTTTTTCGCGCCTTCCAAAAGACCCAGTCACGCGCGCGCGTGACCATTCGGGGCATCCCTCCGAATGTGAATCACCATGGGCAAAGACCTAGAACTCGCGCTTCGCTTGCGCGCCGACCTGAAAGACGGCGAAGGTGCCGTCGACGCACTCGCAGCCGCTATCGGCAACGTGGGTGACAAGGCTGAGGTGGCCAACACCAGCCTGCAGAAGGTCGGCACCACCGGCGCAGTCGACCAGGCACAAGTCGCTATCGACAAGCTGGGCCAGTCTCTGGACGGCGTGAGTGAAAAGGCCGTCGAAGTCGGCAAGGAACTCCAGAAAGTCGGGACCACCGGTGCCGTTGAACAGGCGCCGGCCGTAGTCGACAAACTGGGGCAATCCCTCGACAACGTCGGCACCCATGCCGCCGAGGCGGCTCGCGAGATCACCCATGTGGGCGAGTCAGCCGACCAGCAGGCGGCTCGGATCAAGGCCATGGTGACCGCCAGCCTGGAGCAGAAGTCCTCGCAGGACGCCGCTGCCGCCAGTGCCCAGCGCCTGGGTGCCGCTGTAGCGGCTACCAACTCCAACTGGGAGGCCAACGCCCGCGCCCAGACGCAGGCGATGAACGCCTACAGCAATGCGGAGCGAAAGCGCATCCAGCAGGCCGAGGCCGAGCAAAGGGCCGCAGAAGCGGCTGCGAAGGCAGCTGTCGAGCAGGAGCAGCAGAGCCGGGCTCTGCAGAAGCTGTTGGGCCAAATCGACAGCACCCAGCGGGGCCTGGCCCAGCTCGACCAGCAGGAACGTCAGCTCACCGAGCACCTGCGCGCAGGCCGTCTTGAGGCCGACCAGTACGCCGACTCCATGGCGAAGATCAAGGCACGCCGGGACGCGCTGTCCGGCATCGAGAGCCAGGCCAAAAGCACGAATGCTGCGATGACCAGCCTGGCGTCCACAGCACGCCGCCTGCAGAGCCTCCTGGTTGTCGGTGTCGGTGGCTACGGCATCACTTCGGCCGCGCGTTCGGTGGTGAACACCAACCTGCAATGGCAGCAGGCGCTGTACACCATGGAAGCGGCCACCGGTTCCTCGGCCAAGGCCCGCCAGGAGCTGGAGTACGTACGCGAGATCTCGGAGCGCCTCGGCCTGGAGCTGCTGAACACTAGCCAGGCCTACGCCAAGCTGGTCGCGGCCGCCAAGGAGTCGCCCGAGCTGGGCAAGTCGATCAGGACGGTATTCGACGGTGTGGCTTCGGCGACCACTGCCCTGCATCTGACCCGCGAGCAAACCAACGGCATCCTGCTCGCCCTGGAACAGATGGTCAGCAAGGGCAAGGTGCAGACCCAGGAGCTGGTGCTCCAGCTCGGCCAGCGTGTACCTGGCGCGTTCGGCCTGGCCGCCAAGGCACTCGGTACCAACACCGAGCAGCTCAGCAAATGGCTGGAAAAGGGCATGATCCCGGCCACCGAGTTCCTGCCGCGCTTCGGTGCTGCCCTGCAGGAAGCCTACGGCCCCGCTGCCCAGACGGCCGCCACCGGCCTCAATGCCGAGCTGAATCGCCTGCAGAACGCCTTCACCGAACTGAAGGTGCAGGCCGGCGAGTCGGGCTTCATCGACTCCTACACCAACGCGGTGCGCCAGCTGCGCGACGTACTGAAGGATCCCAACGTCGTCCAGGGGCTCAATCTGCTGATTCAGGGCATGGGCAAGAGCGCCGAATGGGCGGCCAAGGGCGCTGCCGGCGTCACCAGCTTCTCCAAGTGGGTCGGCGAGGAGTTCGCCGCCCAGATGAACGGCCCATCTGGCGATGATCCCGTCCGCCTGCAGGATGCGATCGACTCGGAGTCCGAGTACTACCAGGAGCGTCTCAAGCGATTCGAGCAGGCCAGCGCGGCGCTCGATGCGGCGGCGTCGAAGAATGACGAGGCGGCGGTCGCTCGTAACGAGAAGATCCTCGATCGCCTGCAGGCGCAGCTCGACGAGTCCCGCGGCAAGATCCAGCTGTGGCAAACCCAGCTCGACGCCTTCTACCAGAACGGCAAGCCTGCGGAGCTTCCGCCGACCACGGTCACTGCGCCGGCCCCTTCGGGTGACAAACCCTTCACCCCGACCGGTGATGACAAGGGTGCCAAGAAGCTCGCCAAGCAGAACGAAGACTGGGTGAAGGCCCTTGAGAAGGAGGCGGCCACTTACGGTGGCACCAAGGCCGCGCGCCGCGAATACGAACTGGAGGAGCGCAACCTCACCGGTTCGCTGAAGGCGCGCGCCGAGGCAGCCTGGGCGATGCTCGATGCCGCGGAGAAGCAGAAAAAGGCCGATGAACAGGCCAAGAAGGACGTCAAGACCCTTGCCCAGCTGAACCTGGACTACCTGAAGGCCAGCGGCCAGACCGTCGAGGCGGCCGGCGCGGAGATCGAGAAGAAGTACGGCGCGCTGCGCAAGCGCCTGGAGGCCTCCGGCAACACCGAGGGCGCCGGCCTGGTCAGCAAGCTGATGGGTATCGAGAAGGCCAAAGCCGAACTCGACCAGGTGCAGCAGCAGGTCGATCGCATCTTTGGCGAGCAGTCGCGCCAGGAGCAGTCGATCCAGGCCCAGCAGCAGACCGGCCTGATGAGCGAGCTGGGCGCCCGGCAGAAGCTGGTCGACCTGCACAAGGCCACGGCCGACCAGGTCGAAGCCCTGCTGCCTAAGATGAAGGCGTTGGCCGAGCGTACCGGCGACCCGCAAGCCCTGGAGCGGGTGAAGGACCTGCAAGCCCAGCTGGGCACACTGCGTAGCGCTATCGATCAGACTACCCAGGCGCTGAAGACTGGCCTGGAGAACGGTCTGCAGAACGCCCTGCAGGGACTGGCCTCCGGCACGATGAACTTGCGCGAGGCGGCGATCGCCTTCGTCCAGGACGTAGCCAAGGCCTTGTCCGACGTTGCCTCGCAGACCCTGGCGCAGATGGCCAGCGACAAGCTGGGCAAACTGTTCCAGGACAGCTCGACCGGCGCCTCGATGACCACCGGCGCCGCTGCCGTATCGACCTCTGCCACCGAGCTGTCCGCCGCCGGCGCCACCCTTATTACTGGAGCGGCGGCAATCTCTACTGCAGCTGCTTCGCTCGCCAGTGCAGCAGGGGTTGCAGGTCTGGCGGGAGGCTCGAAGCCATCGGCCCCTGGCACCGATTGGGTAAAGAGCACGGTCGATAACTTCGTATCTCCGGTGCCGACCGTGAGCTGGCCGGGCGCCGAAGCTGCTGCCTCGGCCTCCGCCGATGCAATCGGTTCGGCCTCGGTCGAAGGCGCTGCAGCTATGGGCGATGCCATCACCGCTGCTTCCAGCCAAGGCAGCGGCATCTTCGGTGATGCCTTGTCCTCGATCTTCAGCGGCGGCGCGGATCTCTTCGGCAGCCTTTTCAGCAGCCTGGGTGGAATGTTCGGTGGTGGCGCCGCCGCCGGCGGCGGCTCGCTGTTCTCCTCCATCCTCGGCGGCGCGGGCGCGGCAGCAGTGGCTGCATCGACAGGTGGCCACGTCCGCGGGCCTGGTACCGAAACCAGCGATAGCATCCCGGCGGCACTCTCGGACTACGAGTTCATCACCCGTGCAGCCGTCGTGAAACAACCTGGTGCGCTCGGCTTCCTGCATGAGTTCAACGCCCGCGGCATGTCTGCCCTGTACGACTGGGCCCGCCGCGTCCGTCATGCCACCGGTGGCCAGGCAGGCATTCCGGCGCCGGCGATGCCGGCTCCGACGCTGCCGGGCGGCAAGGCTGCAGATCCTGCCAAGAACTTCCAGGCGCAGGTGGCCAACAACTTCCGCTTCCAGAACATCCTGGACAGCGACAGCCTGGCCAGGTCGGTGACTGGCAACCCGCTGTTTGAGACAACGATTCAGAACTGGATCAGCTCGAACCCCAGTCTTCTGCGTGCTGCGGTGGAGAGCGCATGAGCTACCAGGCTGGAGAGGACGTCCTTTGGCCGGTGCCGGCGGACTGGGGCACCGATGTTCGGGAAACGCTGGAATGGCTCAGCGATGTGCAGCCGGCACGTAACCGGGCCTCGCGGAAGCGGCAGCTGCGCCAAGTGCCGCGCCGTTCCTTCACCTTCGACATCATCACCGACGAGCAGCATTCGCGAGTGGCTGACACGTTGCTGAACGACCGGGGCAGTCGCACCTGGTTGCTGCCGATCTGGCACGACGTCCAGCTGCTGGCCGATACGCTGCCTGCAGACTCCCCGACAATTCCCTGCAGGACGGCTGGCTTCGATTTCGTCCAGGACGGCCAGGCAGTGCTCTGGCTCGCCGTGAACCAGTGGGAGATCATCGACATCGACACCGTCGAGGTCGACCACCTGGTGCTCGCCGACACCACCAGCTCGACTTGGGCGCCAGGCACCAGGCTCTACCCGGTACGCCGTGGCCACCTGGTGGAGCAGCCCCAGGAGGCTCGCTGGAGCGACGACAAGGGCACTCGTCCGGTGCGCTTCATGATCGATGAGCCCTGCGCCTGGCCGGCAGTTCTGCCGGCGACCATCTATCGCGGGTACCCAGTCCTGGAGATGCGCTCGGACGCCGGCGAGGATCTGCCCATGTCCTTCGCCCGCTCCGTCGAAAGCGTCGACGTCGGTACCGGCCCGATCGCTCGCTTCGACTGGCCAGGCCGGTCGTTCCGAGAGGCTCAGGTGACCTGGCTCGTTTCTGGCCGACAGGAGAACACGGACCTGCGATCGCTGCTGTACGCACTGCGTGGCCGCATGCAGACCCTGTGGTTGCCGACCTTTAACGCCGACCTGCTACTCACCGCGCCGATCGGTGCTACCGCCGTCTCGATGACAGTCGAATGGTGCGGATACACCCTCTATGGCCGCGCCCAGTCGAACTGGCGGGACATCCGCATCGAGCTATGGAACGGCACCATCCTTTATAGGCGGGTTACCGGAAGCGCCGAGGCCGGCGCCAACGAAGTACTTCAGCTGAGCGCCTCGCTCGGCGTCGCCATCACACCTGCCCAGGTGCGCGTCATCAGCTTCCTGGTGCTCTCCGAGCAGGCAACCGACGCCGTCGAGCTGGTCCATGTGACCGATGCCGATGGCATCACCTCCGTCTCCACTCGGTTCCAGGGGGTGCGCAACGATGTCTGACGCCGACGTGCACTTCTTCCGCTTCACCCGCGAAAGCAAGCATTGGTTCTACTGCAGCAGCGACTACATCGAGACGCTGAACGGCGACACCTACGAGAACACTGCGATCGCACGTAGCGCTATCCGGCAGGGCCGGGAGCGGGCGAAGAACTCGATCAAGGTGACCCTCCCATCGAACTTGCCGGTGGCTGGTAACTGGCGACCGTACCCATCCAACCAGGCGATCGCCCTGACGATCTTCGTGCGCAAGGCCGGCGAAGCCACGGCCAAGGCGCAATGGATCGGCCGGGTCGTCTCGCCCAGCTTCGATGGCGCGGTCCTGACCTTGACCTGCGAGCCGTCGCAGACGCGGGCCCGGAAACAGGGTGTGCCGACGGTTTGGCAGCGCCCCTGCGGGCTGGTGCATTACAGCCAGGGCCTGGGCAAGTGCAACGTGAACCCTGCTGCAGTGCCGGTGCCGGCTGTGCTGTCGAGTGCTGCCGGCGTCAACCTGGTCGCCGCTGCCTTCGTAGGATCACCGCGGACTCTGGCGGGTGGCGTCCTCAAGTGGATGGTCGGCAGCATCGAGCAGCAGAGCGCCATCCTCACCCACGCCGGCGACGCGATCACGGTGGCCACCGATCCCAGTCTGGCGGCTGGTGCCAGTGTCACGGCCTACGCGGCGCCGCTGACCAAGCTGGCCACGCTCACCGCCGTGAGTGGCCTGACGCTGACCGCAGCGGCGTTCGGGGCGTTTCCCTCGGGGCGTTTGGCCGGCGGCTTCATCGAATGGCTACGCCTCGACGGGCTGATGGAGTACCGCTCTGTCCGCACGCACTCCGGCAACACCATCGTCATCGACTACGGCGCCGCCGACCTCGCAGTGGGCCTAGTCGTCACCGCGTATCCAGGCTGCGCCCATACCTGGGCCGACTGCGTGTACTACGAGAACGAACCCAACTACGGGGGTGACCTCTGGATTCGGACCCAGAACCCCTTCAGCGGCAACCCGGTGAACTGACATGTGGGTGCAGATCGCAATCCTCGTTGTCTCGGCCCTGATCAACTATGCCGCACGGAAGAAGCCCGAGAAGCCCAAGCCTCAAGAGGCCACCGCCCCAGTGGTCGAAGACGGCAAGCGGCGCCGGCGCATCTACGGCACGGTCTGGGCAGATGACTCCATTGTCCTGGCCTGGAAGAAGGTCGGCCAGGACGCCATTCGCACCAAAGGCGGCAAGAAATGACCACCGTGACCCTTGAACATCTGCGGAGCATTCCTGGCTACGGTCAGAAGCCCGGCTTCTGTGCCAGCCAGGCACGTAAGTTCTTCCAGCAGCACGACCTGGACTGGTACGCCTTCCGCCACGGCGGATTGCCGGCCGAGCAGTTCCTGGAGACCGGTGACGCCCTGGCGATCGCCCTGGTGGAGTGGGCTCAGAAGTGCGAGGCACAAGATGGGCGCTAGACCGAAGAAACAGACGATCGGCTACTGGTACCGGCTCCTCTTCCAGTTCGGCTGGTGCCAAGGTCCGATCGACGCCTTCCTGGAGTTCCGTGCCGGTGATCGTGCTGCCTGGAAGGGAGAGCTGACCAGCAGCGGCCGCATCCATGTCGATGCTCTCAACCTGTTCGGCGGGGAGAAGGCCGAAGGCGGTCTGAAGGGCGACTTCGACGTGATGTTCGGGGAAGCCGACCAGCAACCCAACGATTACCTGGCCGCGCAGTTGGGGCCCGAACAGCCTGCCTACCGTGGCAAGGCCACCGGCGTCTGGCGCGGCGGCCGATACGGCGCGATGAATCCCTACCCGAAGCCGGCCAGCTTCAAGCTCCGGCGCATCCTCAAGGGCTGGGACAACGACACGCCCTGGTATCCAGAGACCGCCGAGATCCTGATGGTCAGCACCAGTTTCGATTACGACCAGGATGGCTGGAAGTACCGCGTCGAGAACCCAGGCAGCTCGGCAGACTACTCGGCAGCCGACTATAACGACAGCGCCTGGCTGACCGGTCGTGGCGGCTTCGGCGATGGTGGTCCTGGTGCCGGCATCTCTGTCGGCACCTACATTCCCTCGGGCACTGCCGGCAAGGGCATCTGGATTCGCCGGACCTTCACCATGGATCCGCAGAACGACGTCCAGATCACCGTCTACCACGACGATGGTGCTTGGCTCTGGTGGAATGGCGAGGCAATCACTCTCACGTCCACGGCAAACTATTTCGTGAGTACCGCGGTGATTCCAGGCTCCAAGGTGCAGACCGAGAACGTGGTGGCTCTGAAGGTCCTGGACGCTGTCCCTGGTGGGTCCCCGACTCATATCTTCGCGGGCCTCACCTGCCGCCAGGAGGGCAATCGCCTGCTGGCCATGAATGGGGCCCATATCCTTTATGACACGCTGACGTCGGTCGAGATGCAGGGCGAGCCTGCGGGACTGATCAATGAGGCATCCTTCCGTGCCGCCGCCGACAAACTGCACGCCGAGGGTTTCGGGCTGTGCATGAGCTACGAGGACGGAGAGATTTCGGACTTCCAGCAGCGGATCTGCGACATCATCGGTGGCTGTCTCACGCAGTCGCTGGAGGATGGCCAGTACTACCTCGACCTGATCCGTGGTGACTACGTCCTGGCCGATCTGCCGGTGATCACCGAGGACGACGTCCTGCAGTTCAACCAGGTGACCACTGACATTGGCGAAGTGGTGAACCAGATCATCGTCGAATGGTTCGATCCGCAGACAAAAGAGAAGCGCACCACCGCCCCGATTCAGAGCCCTGGTGCGATCCGCGCCGCAGGCGGAGTGCGCAGCGAGGTACGCAGCTATCCGGAGATCTGTACCGAGGAACTGGCGCTCCGCGTCGGGGCACGGGACCTGCAGGCGGAGGCCACGCCCACCAGCAAGTTCGCCCTGACGACCAACGACCGCATCGGCCCACTGCGGCCTGGTCAGGCGTTCCGCCTGCAGATGCCCTCCGAGGGCATCGCGGACATGGTCTGCATCGTGAGCGACTACGACAGCGGGACCCTGACGGATGGCCGGGTGAAGATCAACGCCGTGGAAAGCGTCTTCGGCATGCCCGATACCGTCTATGTCCAGCCGTCACCCGGCCTGGCCCAGCCGCCGGACACTACGCCAGTGCGATCGCCGCACCAGGTGCTGATTGAGGCGCCTTATGTCGAGCTGGCCGCCGGCATGAGCCGCGCCGACCTGGAGGCGATCCCGGCCGACGCAGGCCTGATCCTGGCAATGGCTACGCGCCCGAAGAATGGCATCAACTACCACCTCTATGCCGGCGCCTCCGGCGAGGAGCTGGAGGATTCAGACCTGGGCGACTGGTGTCCGTCGGCCCTGGTCGTCGAAGCGGCCGGCCCACTGGAGCCGATCAGCTTCACCCTGCAGGCGGCAACCGACCTGGACCTTGTACCGGTCGGTTCGTGGGCGCTGTGGGGTAATGAGATCGTGCGCGTTGACGCGCTGGATGCCGAGGCACTCACCATGACTATTGGTCGTGGTTGCGCTGATACGCCCCCTGAAAAGCATGTTGCTGGCTCCCGCATCTACTTCTGCGGGGACTGGGGTATCACCGACGGCCGGGAGTACGTCGACGGTGAGATCGTTTCCGCCAAGCTGCTGACCAGGACCGAAACAGCGGAGCAGCTGCTGGCGTCTGCCAGCGCGCTGGCGGTAGAGATGAACCAGCGCCAGTACCGGCCCTATCCGCCGGCGAAGCTGACCATCAACAATGAGGCGTACCCGACCAGGGCCTTCGGGGATATCGCGCTGGCATGGGTGCCGCGCGATCGGCTGATGCAGGCCGACAAGCTCATCGACAACAGCATGGCCGGCGTTGGCCCGGAGGCGGGAACGACCTGGAGCGTACGCTGCTACGTCAACGGCGTGCTGGACAGCTCCCAGGATGGCCTGGCCACTGCCTCCTACGCCTGGTCGCCGTCGGTCAACGTGGGCACCGCACGGGTAGAGGTGCGGGCTGTTCGGGGTGGCGTCGAGTCGCTCTATCCCTTGGCAGCCGATTTCGGCCTGCAGGACGCGCTGTGGACACCCGACCTGATGGGAGCGTTGGTCTCGGTCTGGTTGGATGATCAGAGCCCGATCACCACGTCCGGCAGCTCAGTCAGCCAATGGAACGACCGAAGCTCGAAGGCCTGGCACTTCAGCCAGGCTACCGGCGCCAACCAGCCGACCGTTGTGAACAACGCCATCAATGGCCTGCGTGCGATTCGATTCGACGGGGTGAACGACACCCTGACCAGCACCGCAGGTAAGGACCTCTTCAGGAACGTGACCAAAGGCTGGTCGTTTGCCGTTCTGTGCAAGAGGGCTGACGCTGCATCGCAGGGCGTATGTTTCGGCGCAACCCGAGGCGGGAGCACTTCCGGGGTTCGGTTTGCCGCCTATAGCGCGCTGGCTGGCACTGCGCTGCCAGGTGTTGGTGGCCGGCGGAGCGATGCCGATGCCTTTGCAAGCTATACCTCGGCAACGCCACGGGCCGGCACCTGGTACATGCGCCTCGACGAGGCTGACTGGTCCACGCAGTCGGCATCCCTATTCATTAACGGGGCGCTGGACGGTACTGCGACGGCCCTGTGGCCTGCAGCCGGCGCGACCTCGGATACCGCCGCTGGCGGACCGCTGAGCGTCGGTGCGGTTTTTGCCAACTCTGGATTCACTGCGCAGGCGTTCGCCAACGATGACATCGCCGTCATCATCTCTGGCGCAGGGGCGTTCCCCGACGCGGCTGATGTAGATCGTCTGTTTGGCTGGGCGGCCTGGCGCTATGGCCTGGTCGACCGTCTGCCGGCTGGACACCCCTACAAGGATGCCCCGCCGACCGCGCCGACGGCCGCTACGAAGTTCCGGAACACTATCGCAACCGATACGCCGTACATGTGGTGGCGGATGGACGAGGTGTCCGGTGCAGCACTCGCCGACCGCTCCGGCAATGGGCGCGGTGCAACGGTCGCGGGCACTGCTGGCACGTCCTACCTGCTTAACCAGGACGGCCTGGTCGGCGACGGGAACAAGGCCATCAAGCTGCTGGCCGACACGGGATACATCCGCTCGACTGCGACCTACTCGTTCGTGCTGACGAACTTCGCCCAGGCGATCTGTTTCAAGGCCGACGCCGGCGCCGGGGCTGGCGTGCTCAGCATGATGAACCAGAACGCCGACCCGGCCACGCTGTCTGGGGCACGTGATCGTGGCTTCGTCCTGGGCAGTGACGGGAAGCTCTATTACACGTTCTGGGACGGCGCTGCCAGCCGACGCATTGCCAGCCTGGCGACATTGAACGATGGCCAGCGGCACATGGCACACGTGGTCGTCACCACCACCACCACCACGCTCTTCATCGACGGGGCGGTGCAGGGAAGCCTCAACTACGTGCCGGGCACCGTCACGGCCTGCTACATGTACGTTGGCCGCACCAACGTGAACGACCAGACGACGCCTCTCAACACGAACGCCGGCTTCCGTGGCGTGGTGGACGAGATGGTGTACTTCAACCACACGCTGACCAATGCCCGCGTCCTGGCGCACGCCCAGGCTGCAGGGCTCGCAAGCTGATGTAAGAGGGGGCGCCGGAGAGCAGTGCGCCAACACTGCTCCTCGGCGCCGACAAGCAGGACTGAGCTGCAAGCCAGCCAAGGCCCCCCGCTCTCGCGAGAGCGCGGCGAGCCTAGCAAAAATGAAAAGGCTTTGCAGAGGATGAAAGAGGTTCGTTGTGGCGGGTGCAACCGCCTGCTGGCCCGAGTGGGCCTGTTCGACCAGCTCCAGATCAAGTGTCCCCGGTGTGGGACCTTGAATCACCTGAAGGCCGAGAGCCTCCTGCTAGCGCCATCGAGCGCCCCATGCCGCCAGGAGGCATCATGTCCGCCCAACCCATCATCCCCTGGATAGGGGGCAAACGTCGGCTCGCCGACCGCATCTTCCTGCTGTTCCCACGCCACTCCTGCTACGTCGAGCCGTTCGCAGGAGGGGCGGCGCTGTTCTTCCTCCGGCCGGTACCGGCCGAGGTCGAAGTCCTCAACGACGTCAACGGCGACCTGGTCAACCTGTACCGCGTCGTCCAGCACCACCTGGAGGAGTTCGTCCGCCAGTTCAAATGGGCGCTCAGCTCCCGCCAGGTCTTCAAGTGGCTACAGGAGACTCGCGTGGAGACCCTGACCGATATCCAGCGGGCGGCAAGGTTCTACTACCTGCAGCAGAGTGCCTTCGGCGGTCGGGTCGATGGTCAGAGCTACGGCACGGCCACCACGCAACCTCCAGGCCTCAACCTGCTGCGGATCGAGGAGACACTATCAGCGGCGCACCTGCGCTTGAGCAGCACCTACATCGAGCACCTGACCTGGCAGGACTGCCTGAAGCGCTACGACCGCGAGCACACGCTGTTCTATATGGACCCGCCATACTGGGAGACGGAAGGCTATGGCGTGCCTTTCGGCTTCGAGCAGTACCTGGAGATGGCCGAGATGTTGAAGCGCCTGAAGGGCAAGGCGATCATCAGCCTGAACGACCACCCCGATATCCGGCGCTGCTTCGCGGACTTCCACATCGAGGCGACGGACATCCGCTATACGGTCGGGGGCGGCAAGGGAAGTGATGCGCGGGAGGTGCTGATCTTCAGCTGGGATATTCAAGCCGAGCCCGCTGGGCTGTTCTGAATGGGAGGCCTGATGGCCAGATACGTGAGTGCAGCCGCCTACGAGGTCCGCAAGCCCGATGGGACTGTCGTGGCGCGGATCATTCGCGGCGTCTACCTGCAGGCCGACCCCACGCACCAGGGCGGCTTCGACCCTTACTACGCCGGGACTGTCATCACCGATGACAAGGGCGAGCGGCTCGTCCACATGCGACTTGGTCCGCCCCTCGGGGTTATCGAGGGGCGGACCCTTATTACGCAGGCAGGAGAGCGTTGGGAGCTTGTCGAGCTTCCTTGGCTAGGGTCGCGCGTCCAGGACGCTGATCTGTTCCGGGTCATGCTGCTGCAGCGGGAGCAGGCGATCGAGGACGGCGACGAGCAGAGGGCTGCCTGGCTCGGGGTTCGGATCGAGTCAGCTGCCTGGATGGTGTGCCCCGACTGCGGCGATCGATTCGGTGAGCGCGAGGACTGTCCGACCTGTCAGGGGCAGGGTATCGTCCCTGACCCCTGA